CGTCACCCGTGGCCATGCTGGCCACCGTCGCCAGCACTCGTGCCGGCACGATGGTCTGCGAGGCGTCCACGGCATCGTCGGACTCCGTCTCAACGCACGAAAGCCGGCGGCCGTCAGTAGCCACCCAGTGCTGCCGGGAACCGTCCGCCGTCTGCTCCACGTCGAGCATCACGCCGCCCAAGGCGTAGCGGCTGGACTCGCTATCCGTGGCGTACGTCGTGGCTTTGGCGGCCCGTGCGAACTGATCCGCCGGCAGGCGGCACACGGCCTTGAGCTCGCCGGCGTCCCAAGTCGGGTACTCGGCGGCGTCCTCGGTTGGCAGCGTCCACGAGCCGGCACCACACTTCACCGTCACGCTGGAGTCCCCAACCTTCAGCGTCACCTCGTCGCCCGTGGCGGCCCTGAGAATCGCCGCCAGGCGATGAGCCGGCAGAAGCATGGCATCGCCGTGGTAGTCGATTTCACGGTCGATGCGGATCTCAAGATCCGTTCCCGTCATCAGCCCGTCACCGAGCCTGACGTTTTGCAGCACAGGCTTCGGATGCCGTGCCGGCACCGCCTTAAGCACGTCGGCGAGTGCCGCCCGTAGCGTGGATGTGTCTAGAGAAATCGACGCCTTACGTTCCTTCGTTGCCGTTGCCATTCCTTGGCCCCTTTGTTGCAAGTGAAACACCAACCAGAATGCCCAGTGCGAACGTCGCAGCGAGCGTGATTTGTCCAAGCGAAATCCAGACGTAGTCGGAGATGGTCATAGTGCGGCTCCAGCATCGTCGTCGTCCTCGAGCAGCGGCCACCGTGGCTCGTTCACAGCCTCGATGTGCTCGAAGTAGCACGCCTGGCGCACAAGTCGCTGCTGCAGCTGCACAATGGCGTCGGCCGCAGCGAGCACGAGCACCTGCTGATCTCGGATCTGACGCACGGTGTGGCGGCTGCGGCAGTTCTCCACGGCAACGTCACACGAAATGGCCAGCTGCTTAAGCCCGGCGATGATGTCAGCGTTGGTCATGAAAGCACCTCAATGTTGCGTGGACGGCCGGGCGTGCGACGAATGAAGCCCTTGCGTTCGAGGGCGTCGAGGTGGCCCGTCGCTGAATGCGGAGACTTGGCACCAATGGCCTGTGCTATCTGCCTCACGGTCGGGCTGAAAACAGCCATGTTTGCTTTGATGAAATCCAGCACTTCCTGCTGGCGTGCGGTCAGGCGTTCCTTGGCGGTCTGGGTCATATGCCCTCCTTGGCGGCTGCGAGTTTTCTACGTGTACGGTCAAACGCTTCGGCTACTTCTCCGGTGAATGCCTTTGGCGGTGGCGGTGCGTCGGCGAAGTCACGGCCTGACTGCTTGCCAGGTGCATCGTCAAACGAGCCGGCTAGCACCTTGTCCACGAAACCGGGCGAGAACAGCTGCAGCATCGTGGCCGGCGTCTTGAAGAACCGGCACTGAGGCAGCCGCTCGATGGCGGCCAGTGCGTCACGGCACCAATCGGGATCGTCCGCTAGGTGGCCGGTCTGCTTCGGCGGCCTGTCTAGCTTCCACGGCTTGAGTTTCCGGCTGGCGTTCCATGCCTCCAGGATCTCTGGCCACGCCACACGCGGGGAGGATGATGAATTTCTCTTCTCTTCTCCTCTTAATTCTGGGGCGCTCGTGCGCCCATGGTCCGACGCATCAGCGCCCTCACCCTGGGCGCTCGTGCGCCGCACCTCCCTGTCCTTGGCATGTCGGACGGCAGCCTGCACCCGAGCCTTGGCCGAAGACGAAAACCGACGCTCCCATCCTGGGATCGCCACAGTCCCCGAAACTTCGTCCACCTCGAGCCAGCCGACACGCTGGACGCCCGCCCAGAACGTGTCACTGCCACCAAACAGCCGAGCAAGGCGACGCACTGTCATGCGTGCCGTGCCGTCCTCAGAGTTCATTGCTGCCCAGAGCCACAGCTGCACCAGGCGGCCTATCACGGCGTCGGCCGGATCGCCGGTCTCGTCCACGAGCTCGAGCACTTCAGGCTTCGTGGCGAGGTTGCAGTCGATGGGAATCCATTCACCGGCCATCCATGGCCTCCTTGCTTTTGGCAATCAACTGCCGAACCTTTTCCCTTGCCGCCTCAATCGGACGTAGCGAGTCACGCTTGTGGCCGTACTCGCGGTGCGGGTAATCGCTGACGCGCTGAACCGAGTAGTTCAATGACTCACGAATGACGCCAAGGTCTTCGATTGTTAAGTCGACTTTACTGGACATTAAAAACCCCCTCATCGCTCAAGAGCCCATTCCGCTACGACATCACGCCAGTCTGGCAACGACTCAAAGACTTCTGTGTCAAACACAGCAAACGGGTCGCCGCTTCCAAACCTATGGTTGACAACGTGAACAGCGACGCCAGGAAACATGCGGTCAAACTCGGACTGGTAGTACGCGGCATCGTCAATGACGTTTGGAAAACCTTCAGCCCCGTCAATACTTTTCCTGTGACACTCCTTGCCGTTGCGGCTGAAGTAGTCAGGTATGCGGATTTCCTTTATGAACCGCGAGACGTTGTCTCTATTTAAAATCAGTCCGCGATCAGCGTTTCGCCGGCCAAAGGACCGCATGGCCAAAAGGCACCCGTCGTTGTCTAGGACGTGAAATCCAATCTGCAAAGCCTCTACGGGAAACTGGAGATGCCATGAAGATGTCTTCGCATCAACTACCTTGAAGCAGCTGCCAGTCGGGTGCCAGATGCGTCTGTCAGCCCTCAGCCTGACGGCCAATGAAGCTGGGCTGTAGTCGCTCGCCATTCGATTTTTTTCATCGGCCGGAAGGATGTCGTGGTAAGCACACGGAGCGCCTGGCTTGCAGCCCAGCATCTCTGCATACGCGACCACTTCCTGCAGCAGCTGCTCGTGCCGATCTGTCACGGTCAGCCCTCCTTAATTCGCTTCGTGGCAATCGACGCATATTCAGCGTCTAGCTCGCATGTAATCCACTTTCTTCCAGACTGTTTTGCAGCTAGCGCGGTAGTTCCGCCACCGCAAAATGGATCAACAACGAGCCCGCCTTGAGGCGTCAATCGCTCGATGTAGTAGCTGGCTTCAACAACTGACTGCTGCCACGGGTGGGCCGACTTTTCCTTGTGCGATACGACAAGGTCTTCGACCATTGATCCAGTGTCGAAACGTCCAGTGCCATTAACAAACCAGAGCATGGGCTTCCACTTAGCGCGAATGCCTCGCATGGCCATCGCCTGGCCTGGGCCTTCGTGGTAACAGCACAGCGTCCAGTAAAACTGTAGATGACGGCTCACCAGCTCACACACGTCGGCGGTCGCGTACTGGCCGAGGTAGCAGATTAGTGACCCGCCAGGCCGCAGGATGCGTGCGGCCTCTCGTGCCATGTCTTCGTAGAGTGGCACCGTCTCCTTGTCGTACGGCGGATCCGTAAAGATCAGATCCACGCACCCGTCAGGGATAGACGGCAAGATGGTGCGAAAGTCACCGAGCCGCACAATGTCTCCGTCCAAAAACCCGGCCGCTGCCGCCTCCTTCTTTTTCTCAACGGCACGTACCTCGGCACGTTGTTTCTTGATTTCCTTGTCAACGTGATTGATAGAGATTTCGCCCGATCGCAACTTTCCAATAGTCTCGTCACTCACAAGGCCGTCGGATGTGGCTTCTTCAATCCTCTTAACCTTCGCGACTGTGTCGTGCGATACGTTGGCGGCCTTGGCTACTTCCTTTTTTGTGTCGATCGGGTTGTCAGATTTCTGACGACCCGAATCGCCAGACCCTCCGCCCTTTCTGACGTTCTCCTTCGCCCTTTTTGCTATCGTCTCCTCAAGGCGAAGCGCTAACTGCGTGCGAACGTAGGCAGACAAGTTCCGCCTGCCGAACTGATTGCGAATGATCCACTCTTCGGCGTGGCTGCGGTCACTGAACCGCATCTCCTCAATGTCAAAGCTAAGTTCCAGCCTAGTGCAGATTTCGTAGCGGTTGTGGCCGTCCAGCAGCGTCAGCGTGCCTTTACTTGCCCACACCACCAGCGGATCTCGAGCACCGCCGTTCTCGGCAATGTTCTCTTCCAGCTGATTCCGCTCTTCGGCAGACAGCGGCGGAATGAGTGCCGCAAACTCGGCGTCAACGATGATGTCTTCAAAAACCTGCGGCATGTCACTGCCTCCTTGCGTTGTGTTCTGAACCCGTGCCTACCGTGGCACACTCGTCAAGTGGCTCTTCGCCAAATCGTTGCCATCCGTCCGCTCGTCGTCCGCCTGGTCCCGCTGTCCACGATGAGCCCCTTGCGTGCGAGCTCCACCCGACGTGGCCGCTGCGTGCTCGCCGGCATCGGCAAGCCGTTCTGCATCTCTTCGTCGGTGGCCCCGGCCGCACCGCGTGTCAGCAGAAACTCGTACACACGCCGCTGCATGGCGTTGAGCGTTGCCGGGGCGAGCGAGTCGGCAGCAGCAGCCGAGGTGGCCGAGCCGTTCACGCTCGGCGCTCGCGTGGCAAACAGCGGCAGTGGTGCTTCCTTGTAGTAGTCGCTCATGATCCTGACTCCTCAAGGCCATCCTTCTCTTCATCAAGCAGCGAAACGACTTGACGAAGCATTGGGACTGCCTCCGGCGTCTCGCCGGTCTGCAGAAGCTCTGCCAGCAGCGACACGCATACGCCGCGAGCCTTTTGGCGACTCGTTGCAGCAGGCACTTCGCTAGCTCCATGTTTTTTCCGGCGGCTCGCCATAGATCACGCATCCTTTCGTGTATTTGCCGGGTTACGCCCGGCGCGACCGACTCACCGCCGGATTAACGGCGTCGGCTGCGGTTGTTACTCGCCACCTACCGCTAGGCGGCCAATGCGGCTGATGGAGGCAAGCCGCTGCCAATGGCGTGGCCTACCACTCATCTCCGTAGCGTGCCCGCATCCTGTCGATGTACTCGTCCTCGCAGCCGGCCTTGAACGCCGCCTGGCCGTAGCCAGGACGCACAGGGACGGGGCACGGCCTCGCTGCCGTTGCTGCCGTCTGCTCTACCTCGTCGCCGGTTGGCTTGGCCTCGTCCGCACGATGCTTGGCAACGGCCTCGGGATCTCGGATGGGCTCGCTCATACGTTCACCTCCTGACGTGCAATGACCTCACGCAGACGCCGTACCTCGGCGTCGTTCTCCTCGTTGCTGGCCGGGTCGCTGCGCTCGGTGGCGTTCGACTCGGCTATTTCCAGTTCACGCCGCAGCACGGCCAGGCCTGCTGCCTTGGCCTTCTTGTGCTCCAGAAGCTCACGCAGATACGGCAGCGACTCATGGAGCAGGGCGTAGTACGAGCCGCACCGCTGCGGTACTGGCTCATGGCCAACAACTTCACGATCAGCCAGCATCAGCAGGGCTTCGATGTGGATGATGTCACTCATGCCGACACCTCGTGCTCTGCGGCCTCGTGCGGGAAGTCCGTGCCGTTGTCATCGCCGATGAGCATCTCGGCCTTGTGCTTCATCAGTTCCACAAGCTCGTCGTGCTGGGCCTGCGTGAACTTGCCCTCAGTCAGCCGCTGCTCAACCAGCGTGCGGAGCCGGTCAAGAGCGGAGATGGTGGCCGCTGCGCTGACCGCCAGGCGGGCCTTGCCAACGGCGTCGTCTTCCAGGCGTGGCGGATCAAACTTGGGACGCACCACCACGGGCTCTTTGGCCGGTTGAATGGCCGCTTCCGCCTGCGGGTAGTCCTGGGCCTCCTCGGCCGTCACCAAGCCCTTCAGCACGTCAGGAAAGGCGTCACGCAGGGCGAAGCCCCTCGCCCGCAGCTGCAGCATCCTCTTCGGGTACTGCGTCCACGGGCCGCTCTTGCCCCACAGGCCCGCCTTCTTGGCGTCGGAAACGCTGAACCGAACCACGGTTGCCTTCTCGTAGCCACGCCGCTTGGCAACGCAGATGGCGGCCATCTGTTCGCCTTCGCCGTCGATGCCTTCGCTGACGTGCTCGCAGACGGGCGATCCCATGACGAGTGCCAGGGCTGCGTCACCCCACACGCTCGGCCGCCCGTTGATGCAGGCAATCGACTGAAGCGACTGCATCGGCGACAGGCCCACTTCGCTGCCGTGCTGGATGGCCAGCAGGCATGACTCGGGCTTGCCCTTGAAGTCCTTGGGGGCAAAGTCGCTGGCGGCCACCATCTTGGCGAATCGGTAGGCGTCGTCGAACGATTGAAGGGCAAGTCCGCCTGCCCGCTGCGTGCTGATCTCTGTGGTCATCGCGTCCCTTTCTGCGTTGTGAAAATGGCCCGCTCGGCGTCCTGCTCTGCGGGTGTTGATGCGTCCTTGCTGCTCGAGCTCCGCTCGACTCCTTCCGGCAACTAGCTCCGCTGGCTGCCGGTCCTTTCGTCTGTCAGTGCGTGATGTCGGCCACGGGCACGTAGACCCAGCTGCCGTCCGTGTTCACGCAGATTTCGCCACGGTCGTTCACCCACTCGACGCGCCCGCTCCAGTAGCGGCCAGCAGTCTTGCCGCTGACAAAGTCGCCAACGGCGGGCTCGGGCTTCGTGTGGGCCGGGCTCACCGTCTGCTCGTGCAGGCCGGCGACTGCGGCGAGGTACTCGTTTTCGTTCGGGCTGGTTTCGTTTGCGATCATCGGGGTGCTCTCCTTCTCTTGGGTTGGCCAACTATACGGGCGTTCACTAGTCTGTCAAATCGGAATTATGTGCGTGGCGCACGGGGAAAACAGCGGTTTGGGGAGTCGAACTTGTGTACAGTGTTTTGGCTAGCCACGCCGCTAAAACTGTGGCGTAAGGTAGCGACGGCGTTAGAACGTGTCAACGGGCAAGAATGCCAGCCACGCTAGCCAGCAATTCCAGCAGATCGTGCAGTGCTCGAGCGGCTGGCGAGTCGCAGCCGAGCTCCTGGCCGATGCGAACCAGAACGAGCGATTGCATGGCGGCATTCCAGCGGCGTTGCATTGCGTGGCCCTCCTTGGCCTTAGAATCCTGCGTGCGATTGCCACCCGTTTCGCAGCTGTCGGCAGGCCGGGTGGCCCCACCTTGTGCCAATTAGAGAGCGGCGATGAACGCCTGGCTCACTCCGCTGATGTTCATGGTGAAGCAGCCGTGAAGCATTGCCGAGTAGCCGCCGACGCCAGAGCCGTCCGTTCCCCACATGCTGCCGCCGCGAGCCTTGACCAGCGACAGGATGCCGTAGTACTCGCCGTCGAGCTTGACGAACTCCTCGCGGCTGCCAGCCGTGAAGTGCTTGGTAATCGTGACCACGTTGTCGCGGCTGCTGATCTTCCAGCCGGCGTCACGGGCGGCGGCGGAAAAGTTGGCGGCGGCGGTCTTGGTCGAGGTCTTCATCGTTTCGTCTCCCGGCTGGCGTTGCGTCAGGTCTCATGTGCCCGACGCCCGTATTCTAGCGTCGGCGTTAGAACGTGCAAGGGGTGAGAAAATATTTTTTCAGAACCCGGTTTTTCGGGGAAAAGTGGGGCTGGCAGGCTAGTTGGCCTTAAACCCGCCACGCTTGCGGCCGGTAGTCCGCTTGGCCTTGGCCCGCTTGCGAATCTCGGCCTCGTCAAAGACTCGGGCCGTTGGTGCTGCTAGCCACGACTGAATGCCGCCATCGGCCGGGTCGAGTAGGGCCAGCTGGCGTATGCGCCCCATGCTCACGCCGAGGATCTTCGCCGCCTCAGCGGTGCCAATGAGCTTCCGGCCTTCGGGTAGTGCCACAACCATGCTCCAAATCTAACGCCGACGCTAGGTAAGTCAAACTGTCCAGCCGCCCAGACTGTCCAACCATCGCAACCGGCGCGAGCGTTGGAATCCGCACGCCCGGCTGTCGATGGTGGAAGTATGAGTGGAGGCGAGGGGAGTCTCCGCAACGTACAGTAAACTTCTGTACACTAAAGAAAAAAGGGAGGCGGCGATGGAACCTATGACGTTGTCGGAACTGTTTGAGCGGTACACGGATCTGCGAAATCTGAACCCAAAGACGGCGGCTCTGTACCGAATGCTTCTGGATCGCCTGCGTGCGTTCCTAGGACACGAGCCAACGGTGGCCGACCTAGATGACCTCGTCATCAGTCGGTATCTGAGGTGGCGTGCTACGCAGTCCTGGCGTGGCAAGCCCGTGCGGCCGGCTAGCATCCAGAAAGACAAGGTGATGATTCAGGCTGTCTGGAATCTGGCCGCTCGCAAACGATGGGCGAAGGAGTTTCCAGAACTGCCGAGGATCAAGGTGGCAAAGTCGATCCCAACGGGCCGGGCGTACACGGCCGAGGACGTAGCCAAACTTATCCGGCACGGCAGGCATCGCCGTGGCCACACGGGTGGCAGGCCGTCCGCCTGGTGGTGGCCGACGTTGCTGTACATGGCGTACTGCACCGGAGAAAGGGCGACAGCCTTGCTGTCGCTTCGCTGGTCTGAGGTAGACCTAGAGCGACGGCGGGTGCGGTTTCTCGGCGAAACCCGCAAAGGCCAGACGCATGACATTGAGCGGGACTTTACCGAGCAGCTGGCCGGAATGCTGGTGCTGCACAAGGGCCAGCCAGAGGAACTTGTGTGGAAATGGGATCGTGCTCGAGGATCGCTGTGGACAAGCCTCAAACTGCTCTGCCGGCTGTCAGGCGTGCGGTACAGGGGATTCCACGGCCTGCGGCGTACACGGGCCTCCTACGCAGCCCTAGCAGGCGGAACCGCTGCGGCCACCCAGGTGCTGGATCACAGCGACCCGAAGCTACAAGAGCGATATGTGGACCCCACCATCTGCCCTACCGAGCAGAGCAGCGTGGATTGCCTGCCGACGCTGGATCTGCGAGAGCCGCCGGCTGCGTAGTTTTCCTGCCGCAAAACCTGACACAAATCCGGCGCGAGCGAGCGGCGGCGAGGAAAGGGAGAAACTCGCCGCCGCTCAAGCCCGGCCCGGATCAGTAAGAAACTTGCGGCTCGTTTTCTTTTAACGCAGCTGCCACCTTGAGCCGCTGAACCTCGCCCAGCAGGTGCAGCACCATTGCTGCCAGCGAGCCCGAGGTGCCCGTGTAGGCACCGGAGAAGCGGCGTGCTGCCTGCTCGCACTCCAGCAGGTAGGCGTCGGTGAGCGGCTCAGCCACGGGCTTCCTCATCGAAAAGCACAATCGCCAGCAGGCTATACGCAGACAGGTCGAGCAACGTATCGCGCACTCCCTCGTGTACAAGCCGCCCAGTGCGGCAGTACGTCTTTAGCCGCTGCACCTTGTCGGCCACTCGCACCAAGCAGCCACGCCAAGGCTCGATGCCAACGAACTCCGCACCCTGGCGGATGTTGGCTAGCGGGTCGCTTTCACTTCCGTAGTCCTGGCTCTTGCTCAGGTGCAGCTGCCGCAACTCCTCGAGCAGTTCCAGAAACGGCAGCGAGCCTGGCTGCTGCTCGTGCGTGATGCCGTCGCCGGCCAGACGCTCAAGGGCCTCGTCTAGTTCGTCCTGCGTCAGGCCAGCACGGTGCAGGTGGTGCTCGTGCAGCAGGTGCTCGACGTATGGCTCATCGACGTGTTGCGTTTCCTCTGCTTCTGCGACAGGTGGCATAGGTTCCGTTACAGACTGCGACACGTCGTACCAGTCCTCCAGCGGCCTGCCTGCCGCTTGGTTCTCGCGGCGGATCTGCACGGCAGCACGCAGCAACTCGTTGGCGTCTTCAATCGTGGTCGTCATTGTCGTCCCTTGGTGAATCGTGGAATGATGCCCGCAACTCCGTATGGTCTACATTCCACCGCAAGAGCATCCACCAACCGCCAAGCGGGCGCGAGCTCATGCCCTTCTCAACAGCCCACCCGTCGCTCAATGATTCCTGCTTGTAGGCCGCACTTCGCACGAGGTGGATAGGCCGCACCCGCACGAGCCCCGTAGGCGAGAGCCGTTGGCGGCTGGCCTCAATCAGCGTCCGCTGGTGGACGTGCCCTGCGTGAACGCAGTCAGCGTCCACGTCTGTGAGGTAGCGGCTGTAGTCGATGACGCCGCGAGTCACCGGGCCACCGCCACCGTACCCGTGGTGATACCAGAGGCGGTACAGGGCCGTGTTCGTCTTGCCGGATCTGGCCCGGAACATGACCCAGCCTGAGTAGCCGGCAGCCCGGCACTTTGAACCACGCACACGCAGCTGCTCCACAAGCCTCGTAGTCAAGCACGTTTCCATCCGCTTCCGCACAGCCGTCTCGTGGTTGCCCGGCGTTATCAGCGCCATCTGCTCGCGGTACGGCTCGAGGTACTCGGCGCACTGCGTCACAATGTCATCGTAGTAGTTGCCCCTCTGAAACTCTGGCCTTACGTCCCACTTGCCATTGCTTCGCGGGTCGTACTTGCCACCCATCGCGTCGAAGTGATCGCCAATGCTGAGCACTGCGGCGTTGAGCTCGCGGGCCTTGGTCAGGTCCGCAGACAACTTCTCGCGGTTGCACTTCACCGAGTCCCAATGCCAGTCACTCGAGAGCAGCACCCATAGACGCTGGTTAAAGTCAATGCGGGTGACGCTGCCTTCAAGGCTCGTGACGTTCCAGGCGTCGCTCGCGTTCTTGCGGCGGAATGTGCCAGAGCTACGGCCCATCAGTCACCTCGCGGAAGTTCAACGCATAGAGAACTTTGGCAATATCCTTGCCTGCCTGCTCGACGTGCTCTTCGCTGGCTGTGGGGAATAGAGCGTGCAGCAACTCGTGGACGATGATGGTCAGACGATGCCGGCCCTTGAGCTCGCTGTGAATCAAGATCCTTGGCCGCTTGCTCTTCTGGCTGTAGGTGTAGCCGTACGCCTGGCCTTTAAGATCCGTAAACCGGATCAGCCACCGCTCGTCGCCGTTGAGTGTGAATACGTGATCCTCGGGCATGCTTCATCCTTGCGTGCGACTATGGCAGCAACGTCAAGAAGGCAGCCCTGGAGTCAGCGGATCAATCAGGTTACCGAACTCGTCGCGCGACTCTATTCGGTTAAGAAAGGTTGCACATCTGGTTCCGAAAATAGCTGAAAACCGCGCCTTGCTTACTCCGTCTGTTGTACCCGAGTTCAGCGGAACGAAACGCTGGCCGTTGTAGGTTTCTAATCCTCTTCCGGCGTCTATATTTGTGCCTGCCGTAAATACACGCCCATC